CCAGAGAGCTTCAAGTGCATCGTCATCACCATCCAAGAGAGGGGCCTGACGTGCGAACTCAGAGGAATCGTAGTTCCAATAACCTGCAACCTTCTTGATCTTGATCTTGAAGTCTGCACCCTGCCAGAAGTCGAAGGGGTTGATAGGTTCTTCGTCTTCAAACTCAGGTTGCATTGCAGCCATGATCTTGTCAAAGATCTTCTTACCATACTTGTAGAGCATCACACGACCTTCGTTCTGAGGGTTCGCAGGATCCTTCACAACATAGATGTTGGAGTAATATTCCAGTTTACGCTTCTGTTTGCGGGCTTCTTCTTTACCAGCATCAGTCCCGTTGTTCCAAAGTGTGGTGTTGTATTCAGAAACGGGATCCTTCTGACCCAGAGTGGTCAGGGAGTTCTCGATGTACCAACCGCCAGGACCTTGGAAGGCGTGTTTGTACAGTTTTACCCAGGGGAGATCTTCACCCTGTGGTGCGGGAAGGAAACGCACGACGGCGTAACCATTGCCAGACTTGTCCATCTCGGGCTTCCACAGACGGTCATCACCACCTGAGGGAGTATTCATCTTCTCAACTTCCTTGACCAGTTTGGAGGTCAAAGAACCCAACTTGGACTGTTTCTTAAGGTCGGCAAAAGACATTCGGATTACCTCGGATTTGTTAGGATTTGGTTTGTGTGTGTTGGGTCTTACGTCCGAACCAGTCTCCCAGTCCCATCTGCCCAACGAAGTTATAGTAACAGGTCTTGACTCAATCGTCAAGTTGTTGACGGATCATGACCCTGAGACCACTGATCGTCTGATGCATTGTATCAAAGAGAGTTGCGGGGTCTACTTCCCCTGGGACACCTAGCATTTTGGCCGCATTGACGATGTTCTCTTTGATCTGAAGAGCCTCTGGATCATCACTCAGGGAGACCCGAGTGTACATAATCTTTTGTTTCTCTAAAAGGTTCTCTAGTTTGGAGACGTGTTCATATTTTTCCTCATTTGTCATTTGAGGAAACTTCATCATATCACCATAGATGTCTTCTTGCATCTCATTGATTTCAACGAGACCAGCACGAACATATTCACTGTCAAGAAAACTCATAGTAGTTTCTCCTTAAGGATTCGTTTAAATTTAAACACATCGATATTTAGAAAGGATGCATATTTTTTCATTTTCAAGGAAACCGTACTCCAAATAGGGTCATCCAGTTTCTTATCAAGATGTGATCTGAAACCAAGAATCTTATCAAGGATCACAAGAGTTTCTAGACTGATTTCTTTCTTCAGAAAAGACTTCAGGATTTTCGGGTGTTGGCCTTGAGTGCTGAAGAAACTGTCGAAATTATCTCTCGTAAAGATTCTTTCAACTTCATTTCCGAAAATGTAAGACAACGATTGATTTCGTCGTTGCCATTCTTTGAAGTGGGTTTCTCCATTTTGTATAATTTCTCCGATCCATACTTTACCAGGGTCATCATGAGATGTAAAGTTTGCAATGAAATAATTCACAATCTCATGATCATCCTTCTTACGAGACATCCTCTCAAAAAAATATCTGTCGCGACGTTTGTTGAACGAAGCGACAGATGCACGAGTTTTACCAGAATATTTTACAAAGTCATACTTATCCTTAGTGAAATGATTCTTCATTCCAAGATAGGTTGTGTAGACTTCAAAAGGGGTCACTTTCACAGGGGCAAACGAGCACGGGAGGTACGTTTTAGAAAGTTGAGATCAATGGCTTCCGCCTTGAGTTTCTCCTTCAATGGTTTGGAGATCAACTTCGGAACAGATTCTAACTCAATCTTGTTCTCTTCGCAATAGTAGACGATTGCGTCAATGTAATTAAAATCGGGATCAGTCTTGACCAGATTTTCAATATCTTTTGTAAACTTGGTCTGACAAAGAAACTTGTCTTTCAGAGCCTTGTCTACTTCTTTATTAGGCATCGGTAGATCGATTAGTAACAAATTTCTTAATATACTTAACTAGAAGCTTAATATACTCGTCTTTGTTGCGTTTGTCAAATACATGATTCTCCCCATTGGGACATTGCATGATTGTAATTAATTTTTTAACAGGAATACCAGTCATTTCATAATATGCACATGCATAAAATGTTTCCTGTACAAAATAATTTTCTAGCCATTCTTCTGGCTTAATATACTCTGAAGTTTTAAAGTCAATGACCGCAAGCTCGCCGTCAAACTCCGCGATACAATCAACACGACCAGCAATACCAAGGTACTCACTAAATAAAGTCCTTTCGATAGCATGGATGTTATCAATACGATCAAGGATCGGTTTGCAGGCGTGGAACATGAACTTCGATGCGGGAAGATGACTTTCCCAGTCAACGGACTTTCCTTCAAGGTAATCCTGGGCCACTTCGTGGAAGTCCGTGCCGCGGCTCGTAGCCTTTCTAGTGATTTGATTCGCCTTCTCCTCACCTACTTTTTGTCTCCATTTAATAAATTTTTCACGATTATAAAAAGAGGTGACTGAAGTGATTGAAGGCACCCAGTCACCATTTGGCAATTCGTAAAGACGACAGCCTGGAGTTTCTTTTTTGTTTAGTTCAACATCACCTAGATGATTGATAAAAGTTCGATTCATTAGAAACCTAAAGCTGTTTTCTTCATAATGTATTCTTTGACAAGACCAGAACGAACGATGTCTTCAATGCCGAACTCCACCATAGCGAACGACTCTTCCATCTGTTCAATAATCCTCATGAAATCAAGGATACCATTCTTCTCATAAGTTTTCTGCAGATCAGTTTGAACTGCGTCACCACAGAACATAATTCTGCAGTTGTCACCTACACGAGTAATGATACTATCTAGTTCGTGAAAATTCAAGTTCTGACTTTCATCAATCAGAAGGATACAATCATCAAAGGTTGTACCACGAATGAAAGATGTAGACCAGAAAGAGACAGTCTCCTGTGCCTTAAGGTTACCCCAAAGCATATCAAAATCTGCGTCAGAAGGCATCTCGAACATGTACTTAACCATGTTCTTGTATGGAATCTGATACAAAGCAGATTTATCCTCATGATCTCCAGGAAGGAAACCAATCTCACGAGTGGCCACAAGAGATCTAACAATGTAGATTTTCTTGTATGGAGTGTACTCATTCAGTACATCCTTGAGTGCATTATAAAGAGCGACGAACGTTTTACCAGTACCCGCACATCCATAGGAGAAGATATGTTGTCCTTTTTTGTACGCCTCAAAGAATTTCTCTTGATTCGGTGTAAGTGGTTCAATGTCAACTAGGAAGTCGTTGTTAATCGGTTTCTTCCTTTTCATCTGTTTGGCAGTCATACCGATCCCGATTGGATCTTGAGATTTTCTCTTTCTTGCAGGCATAGACTTAGATCTTCTTTACTCTTGACCCAGGTGCTCGTGAAGCTTTTTCCAGTACCTCGTTCCAACCTGGTTTTTTGGAAACGAGTTTGTTTCTCCAGTCCCCCACCTCAGTAGCCATAGGAGCAGTAGATGGATCAGACCAATCTCTGACCCATCCAGGATTATCCACCAGCCACTGATCCCATTTAGTGAAACTCATCACTACTTCTTTTTGTTCACCAGTATCTTTATTGACAACGGGATATGTAGGCATAACGATAATCTCAGGGGGTGTTGATATTTATGAAAGAAAGTTCATGTTTATATTACACCGAAACATTGAATTTGTACAGGTACTACTTCGATGTAATTTGGATGCATCAAATAAAAGAATTCTATTTTTTACGGACTCAACTTTAACTTCTTCATCCTCTTGAAGAAGACAAGTGTATCCATCATTATCATTCAGATAGAGAATTGCACCTGTGTTTGAAAAAGGCATGTCAAAATGAGGATCGTGATAATAAACTTTATCAGTCGATGGATATAAGTTGGCCTTGATACGTTTCAAAGCCTTACATCTAAGTTGTTTTAGAATTGGTACAAACAACTTTACAGCTTCATTATCAATAATAAAATCAAGATCCGTATCATCAAAAATCATATTCGCAAAGTAATATGATCCAGGACGATAATTTAATGATCCTGTTTTACCACTGACACCAGGACTCACATACCAAGGAAAATGATCACTAAAGACATGTTTACAAATTTTAGAAAAGTGTTCTTCTTCTAATGCATTGTCAATAATCTTATAAGTCATTTCCAATCTAAAGCTTCCGAAACAACTGGGAACTGTTCACTAAACACTTCCTTACATGCGTTTGCAATATCCATATGTTCTTTCTGAGTTCCATGTGCAGAACGCAGATTGATGTAATGAATCCAAGAACGGCATGAACCAGTCATGTAGATGCGAGTTGGCGTGGCCAAAGGCAATGCAAAACGAGCACACTCCTTTGCGACTCCAGCATCCAACATGGATTGATACAGGACCATCGCCTCATCAAAGTGACGACGGATCTTGATCTCAAACTCTTGTTTTACAAAAGGATCAATGTCATCAATAGAGTTCTGACGATTCTTTGTATCTTGACGACGCAGGTCAAACATAGGAACTTGATCTGCCAACATAGAACTGTCGGCATACCGTTGCGAAAACTCTTGAAATGTGAACGAGCGATGACGAAGGATTTGAGCTGCGATGGCCCTGGTAGTTTCAATCTCCAAGGTCATAAAACTCTGTTCAAAGACTGACCAGTGTTCATGTTTGATACAGTATCCAAGAAGTCCAGAGACCTTTGGATTTTCTTGGTTGTTCGGATTGGAAACCCGAGCAACATAACCCATAATTTTTTCAGCGTCAGGAGTCACACTGATCAGTTTTACATTCATTCTTTTTCAATAGTCTCTTGTACATTTTAACATACAAAATTTCCTCTGGAGTGTACCAGGTAGGATTTTCTTTTGCACGTTTAATAATTTTCTTGCAGGCCTTTTTGTCCTTCATGGGAGTAGTATGCAGAGTAGTAACTCACGATCCCATTACAATTCGTGTTCCCTTGTGACACCCAATCATGAGCACATTCGTAAATGGCTTGATTAGGTTCTTTACTTGTGTTACTACTATTTAACTTACCACCAAATTTGTTAAGAAGAATCAAGAGAGCCTGCTGTCTCAGTTTCATCTTCTCATCACTGTAGCGCCAATCAGTCTGGGTATCCATCGTCATCACCGAGAACCTCATCATAATCTAAAATTAAATCACTAGAACCATATGGATCTTTCTCCATATAAGATTCTGTATCAGAGTAAACTTCTGATTCTAGTTCTTCGACGACCTCTTTGAGAGCGGCCAAAAGAACTTTAAGTTTGGCTTTGTTCATCCTCTTGAACCCTGGCAGAGTTATTATATCTAGGATCAGGTTTCTTGTCAAGATTCGTCTGTTCGTTCAAATTCTTGTAACGAGGATCAGTCCTCACAGTCTCGTGAACCATCTCTCCAAGTTCATTCGCACACTGACACCACTTGGACCTTAACTCCTTGGCCACAGACGATGCCAGGGGGTCCTCAGGACGATTATATTTGAACTCATACCACTTTTGCCAGAGTAATGCACACTCGGCCGATTTTCTGTTGAGGTATGGTTCCCTGTACACCGTAGGGACCTTTATGAGTTATATACTAATTATACGCACAAAAAAGGAGGGTCTAGCCCTCCTCATCTGAAATACTTTTATGTCACCCAACAGGATGATCTCTTAGAACCTCCCTACAGATACGTTTACATGTTGCCTGATGGTCGTCGCACTCTATCAAACAATCATAATAATCGTTGATAATATCTGATTCTACCATAGATCGATCTAAGGTTTTGTTTAATCGTCGGAAAGATTCTTTCCAACCAGCAAGTTGATTATGCGAAAGTAAATTATGCATAATGACCTCCACCTTAATTTAAATCATATCAAAGAGGGGAGTTTCATTTCATAGTCATTCTCCGTAATTCTGTACTATGTAGACAAGTTTGTGTTAGTTCACTAACATTTGTTAAAATAACATAAAAGTACAAAAAAAGAGAGGTTGTGAAACCTCTCTCTTGATCACTTAACGTAGGTGCGACCACGATAACAGAATGTACCGTGAGTCTCTTCTACTGGTTTGCGAACTTCACACTTGATACCACGATATGCAGTATGAGTAATCTGTGCATCATGGATAGCAGATGCTTTGTTGATCTGCTTTTTGATGAGTTGTAAGGTGTTCATTTGTCTTACTCCTAAAGTAGTTGGATTTTTAGGCCCGTTCCTTTAGTCGTTTGCGTCCCAATGGAACTCACATTCTGGTACAGATTCCTTTACGGTCTCTACCAACTCTACAACTATGTGTGGAGATAATTCTGATTCGTTTGCTTTGATTTTGAGCATTAATGCATCAGCATCAGCACAAATCATACCAGAGTACAGAAGTAGTTCTACCATGGGATGAACGCTCCGTTCCGCGACTTACTTGCGTCCTATGTATACAACCCGT